ATGACAATACTTTTTTTTGAGAAAGAAAAATGCAAACGTTCCCGCAAACGTTTCCAATTTCTGCAAACGTTTGCAGATAGGTTTAAAAATCAAGGATTTACAAAATCAAAAGTGGAAAAAGAAAGAAGCGATTTTCTTTGTTTTGTCACAAACAAGCAACAAATTTTGCAAGATGAATCACAAACTTTATTGGGGTCGCTTCTTTCTCGCTGCAAAGATATAACAAAAAATTGGATTCTCCAAACATTTCACCTATATTATAATAAGGTGTAATTCGTCATTTGTTGCAGATTTGTTGCTGCTCTTCTGTTATTTGTTGCTGATTTGTTACAAATACCTTTTTTTGTTGCAAATCGGGTTTGTTGCATGATTTGTTGCGGATTCTACAATAATTTGTTACGTGGAATTTGTTAGTTTTCTTTACTTCCCCTTAATAGCTGTTTGTTTTCTTTAACTACCAAATTGGCGAAGATTGAATCTTTTTTCGTACCTTTGTTGTTAAATAAGAAACTAAAATAAGATATAATGATTATAGAACGCCCAAACATTGTTCCAGATAGGTTTTACACTCCTTTGGAAGCTGCTCTCCTTTTGGAAGTCAATGAACAAACCTTATTGAAATGGTCTCGTACCCCTTCATCAGGAATCGCCCGATACCGCACAAAGAAAAAGCATTTACTACGCTTTAAGGGCTGCGATTTATTGAGCCTGTGGGAAGGTGAGGAACAATAATTCCCTTCTTTCAGCGTTAAACTTTATTTCTTTTGCCATAATTTCAGCGTATAAGTAACTAAGTAATCAATATTTTTTGTATCTTTGCAGTGTAAACCAATGGTTATGAGTATGAAACAGAACAAAAACATATCAGCGAAGCGAAAAGCCAAAGAAAGTAAACTTTGGCGCAATATACTTATTGTCTCGATCGTCGCCGTTATAGTGTCTCTGTTGTTCCTTGGCTGCATAGCCTTTTTTGTAAGCATCGTGTTTGCCATTTTAGTGTATGGGCAATATGATTCACTCAAACCAAATAAAGACTACGGCTATACTCCTTGGTACTATGGTGCTCTTTAGGCGTTTAGAAAAATGCTCTAAGCTATTTTTTGCAAATTTAGTACAAAACATAAAGCAATATGAAACAAAGGACTATTAAAACAAAAAAACTATTAAAAGTTGCAAACGATAATGGGACTAAGAAGTCAGAACACGTAATTACGGCTGAAATCAGCGTTGAGATACCAGAAAAAGAAACTTCCCAAAAGCGTACAAAAAAATATGAGCATTGGGGCGTAATGGCCTTGTTGTCTTTTGTGGTTTGGGGCGGCTGTATGGTGTATTGTGCTTGCAATAATCAATCAGTAAATGGCATTTTGGCGCTTATTGGCTCCTCTGCTCTGTTTTTCTATTCCATCGGTCAATTGTCGTTCCTTAGTTCTGACGAAAGAATCGGTAACACGCTTTAGCCTTACACCTTTTCCAAAACTTCCACAAAAAACTTTTTATGACTGCTAATATTTGAAACAACATAAATAAAAATGGGGCTCGCCAACTCGTGACGTGCCCCCGCTTGATATTGTTCAATTTTTAATCTTTCAGTGAAAAAGGAAAAGTTCAGATTCCGTGCCACAAATGAGACTTAGCAACTTTTGGGGCTACGAGTAATTTCTTTTGTAACAATTAGTATTTAAAGTTTTACTTTTTATTAATTAACTCTATCACTTTTTTTCGGGGAAACTTCCTAAAACAAAGGCTTCCTTTCTAAGTGTTGACATCGACCAATCAGCGTTGACGGTCAATTTTGTAACGTCTGCCCCGGCTTTGCTGTATGGGTCAACAATAAAGCGAATATCGCCAAATTGTCCCAAAGGTTCCAGGCCCCAAACTCCAAAACCTATACCGTCAATATGGCTTGTTTGGAATACAGGGAAACCGCCGATTTTGCCGTCCTCGATAATCATCAAGCCGCTTCCGGTGTCTCTTGGTGTGGCTTCAAGGATCGCGGCGGTTTCGGCGTTCATGATATATGCGCCTGTTCCGTCATTCTCCACGCCTTCGGCGAAAACCTTTCCACGCATCTGCAAAAGTTCCTTATAAGTTGGAATATCGGCTGCAAATGTTATCTTGTTCTTGCAATCAACAAATGGGCCGTGGAACTTCTTGTTGTAGCCTTTTGCCGTGGTGCTTGTGATAAACATACAACGGTTAATCAGACGTGCAACTGCCAACGGCATTTGCTGTTGTACGATTTGAAGCACGATTCCGGTTGTTTGGTTAATCGTCTGGTTTGTTACATCAATTGAAATACCAAGTCTTACCGGAGTTGGCTTCAAGGCTTCAATATCAATCTTTGAATCTGCGAGTTCTACCGCTTCATCGGCGATCGACGCTTCAACCGTGCCAACAACTGGCCAACAATATTCGCCTTGCAAACCTGTAAGAAGTGGGATTCCTACTTTGTCGTAAATGAGCCCGGCTTCAAGTGGCTTCACAATATCGCCAATTGTAAGCGGAACGGCTGCGACTGAATTTGCCACGGTCTGCCCGACAAAATCACGTTTCAAAACTTGCGAGTTAACCGCCTGTGTGCCGTTCTGTGTGGCTGAGCGAAGGAAGGAATCAAACGCCGCCGCTTGGTCGGTCACGTCCACGAAACCGCCGTTAACGTTAGCGGCTTGGATTCGGGCGTTAATGATTCCACTTTCACGGCGCAACGTCTCAAACTCGGTGTTTTCGGCATCGTTTCGTGCTCGGTTCTCCTTCTCGCAAAGGTCGGTAATCTCATTCATGCGAACTTGGATTTGCTCCAGACGTTCCGCAAATTGTCGAATTTCGATTCTTTTCTTTTTCATTCTTGAAAAACCTTAATTGTTAAACTTATGTTCATTAACTCAAATATCTTTATTTCTCCATAACTGCGCCTTTTTTGGGGGCGTGTCTTGGTTTCTTTTATTGTGTTGGTGGGTCTTGCTTGACCGTGTTTTCACCTTGGATTTTTGCCGAATTAATAGGGGCTACGTTGCAAGAAATGAAAGTTATGTCTCCGCCTTCTATTGGCTTCAAGTCCTTTCGCCGTCTCCACTCGTTAATTGTCATTACTCCGGTGTTGATGGTCTTTTCCATATAAGCGGCTTCCGTGGTTAGGTCTGTCGTGAACAATGGGGACAAATCAAACATGAATTTAAAATCGTCCGCCACTGCCCCAGGAATTAACTTTGCCTTGAACTCGGCTTCGAACTTACGCAATATTGGGTTCAGCGTGTCCGTTATAAATGTTACTTGTGCCATATCACTCGCCTTGTAGTTATTGCTCTGTTGGGCAAAAACCTTATCAGGGTGAACGCCAAAGAAACGGCAAATCTCTTGAACGCCAAATTTCTTATGCTCCAAAAGCTGCATATCGACGGAAGTCATAGAAATAGGCGTAAATTGAACTTGCCCCGGCAAAGAAACAATATCTTGCCCTTGCTTGAATTTTCCGTCCACCGATTCCGCCGTTTTGTCTAACTCCTTATCTTGGTACTCACCAAAACCTGTTGTTGTGTGGTCGTTGCTTACGATTCCCTTAATACGTCCACCTTTAGCAAATAATTGCTTTGTTTGGTTATCCGCTGTTGCTTGGATTCCAAGGGCTGCGGCTGCATACTGAACGGTTGAAATACCTGTCCGTCCACCGTCCAAAGACATATTGCGCAAATGGATAATTTCTTCAGGACAAAATACTTCTCCGTAAATTCCGTTATATGGGTCGTTGACCGTGTAAATATCAATATTCGGCGTGTGGCTTACCGTGTGAGGGCTGCAAAGAATCAACTCTTGCAACATACCATTATCTCCATATCGGGGAATAATATAGGCATTTCCCAAAAGACACATTTGAACGACTGCGTTCTTTATCAGTTCATAGGCTGTTGTGTGCTCGTTAGGCTTAACGCCGATAATGTAATTTGTGCGGTCTGTCTTGCCGTCTACATCTACGAAATAACCTTCTGCACGATTGAGACGTTTCTTTCTGAATGGAAGCCCGGCTACTCCTGACGATAGTATTTCTACGCAACGATATACTGCGGCGATTTTGGTTGCTTGGTATTCGTTCCCCACCTCGATAACATTCAAGCCACCGGGGTAAGAAGGTGCTACGGCTGAAATCAGAGAGCCGGAAACACTGCGTTTTTTAAATATCTTATCAAATAACTTCATCGTTCTAATTTTAAAATGAAGGGCGAAACACTCGGAATCGCCCTTCGGCACTTTTCAAAAACCTAACAACTTGCTGAAACAAGCCCTTCACTATTCGGGCGTATTTGTGTAAAGGTATTCCTTTTGTAGATAATGCGCCGTGTCTAGTTGCCTTAACTTTCCTTTCAGATACTGCGCTATGTCGCTTTATATAATAACCTATACGCCCGGGTATTTAAGGCTGTGCCAATGTACCGTATATTCGTTGCATGAAAACTTTGACGTATGGGGCTTTTGTAGTATCATTTCCCCCAACGGCTGAAAAATTCCTCACGTGTGAAAATGGGGGTTGGCGAGGTTTAACCGCCCTTGCCCCCTAAAAGAAAAACACGCCCCCTGTTCTTGGAGTGATTCACTTTGAAATATTTCCTTTTACGTCGATCGTCTTTGCCTTTCTATTCATACGATTTCGTTTTCTTCCGTGGTGGCTCTCGGTCGTGCCTTGGTTTCCGCCCTTTTTGTCGGATTACAATTGCAGCTTTACGAGTTATTCGTTTGCTTTGGTCTGTGCCTGTTACTTGCCCTACATGTAGAGTATTCCTTTTCTTGGCTTGTGGGCTGTTGGTCTGGCTCCTTGCCATGGTGTCGGCTCGGTGTCCGTTAACTCTGAAAACATATCGGCGATTTCATCGGCTATTGGTTGGGCAACATCTTGCACCTTTTGTCCCTTCATCTGCTGCACTCTGTCCGTGTGGCGGACAAAGGTAACAACTAAAAGCTGCATTATTTCATAAATTGATTTAAAGCCCTGTTCGTCCTTTATTCGCTTTAGTCGGTCGTACACTTCGCCCGGTATCTTAACGGAAATGGTCTTTGTCCCTGTGGTTGTATCGGGGGTGTCGTGGCTGTTGTCACTTACCTTTGTTTTGCCGTTGTTGGCTTGTACCCGGTTATATAGTTTAAACTTTTTCATATTCTTGTTTCATTAATCGTTATTCAGGTGCAACGCTTACGCTTTTACTACCTTTGTACATTTGGTACAAAAATTTTTCCAAATAATATATTTTTCCTTATTAGGCTGCATTCTTATATATAATGCTCCCTAATTACTTAATTTCTCTTAAATAGATATATTTTTGTACCATTTGTACCAAATTATTATAAGTGCCTAATTAGTAATATTTTGCCTTTGGCACAAAGTGAAAAACGGCAAATATTCTGTACCATTATTTTGTACCAATTGTACCAAGGGCAAAAAGGTGGTACATTTTGTACCAAACAATTTTGTACCAACCTTTGAAGGGGGTTCAAATCTTATCTTCTTCCTCGTCTGGGATTCTAACAAATAGCTTTCTCGCCCTTGCATAACATTGCCCCGGTTTGGTTCGTTGGCTTGACAACTCCCAACCTTTGCAGCGTTCCAAAATAGCATTAATTCTTTGTGCCGGGTATTTCCTTACCATTTCATCGGGTAACTCATTTCGGATAACTTCGGCGGTTACAAACTTACGTTTAACCGTGCCTTTCGCTTCAAGTAGGTCTCTATATCGGAAGAAACTTCGCCTTTCCTCTTTGTTCTTGGTTTCCCAATCTGTTGGTAAGAGTTCATCAAGAAATGATTCAATAATCGGCAAAAGGTCATCTCCTCCGACTTGGTTGCATTCGTCTTGTACCTTTTCTGCTTCCTTGTCTAAGGATTCAGGCAAACACAATTCTTCGCCGCCCCTGTAATATTTATATGCCTCTGCCCACAATTGCCCAACGTTGGCTTTCAATTCGCCCAACCAAGAAGAAACACGCCCTTTACCCTCTGCCTTGACTATCCACCAACGGCGGTTGCCGTGGTCTCCTGTAAGGAAGTATTCTTCGTTTGTTGTGGCTGCAAAAACGCAATGTCTTGGATAATCTTCAACCGTTCGCCCATACGCTGCCCTGTACGTGTCTTTCTGCTTGCTTATGAATTGTTTTGCGGCTTCTGCTTCTGTCCGCTTTAGTCCGTTCAACTCACTAATTTCAAGTATCCACGCCGAATTAACCGCTTCAAATTTGGCGCTGTCTTTGGCTGCAAAAGAAAAGGAATCAGAAAACCAACTCCCGGCGATTGTATTAAAGAAGGTACTTTTGCCTATGCCTTGCGGGCCTGGAATGGTTAGAACGTAATCAAATTTTATTCCCGGCTCGAAAGCCCTTGCAACTGCCCCAACAAACCATTTCTTGGTTATGGCTCGGTTTAACTCTGTGTCCGCTGCTCCCAAATAATCAATTAACGCCGTTTCTATTCGCTTTGTTCCGTCCCATTCTTCACGCCTTATAAAGTCCTGAACTGGGTTGAAACTTCTCTCTGTGGCTGTCGTTTGCAGATAATCAAATATATTACTTTGGCGTACTTTGATATTCCATTCAGTGAAGAAATACAAACTTATCTTTCCTGTGGATTCCTCATTTATGATTGCGCCCTTTGTGTTCTTGAATCGCTCGGAAAAAGAAAAGTCTCGATTTCGGAAGGTGTCAAACTTGATTTGCTTTAACTCCGGGTCATTCAGGAACAACAAAACAAGATTTGTCGGCGTGTTCTCAACTTCCATTTTCTTATTGAAAGTTAGCTTATCTTTCCATGCGTCGCCGTCCTCTGTTGTTTGCTCATCTTCCCCAAGCTGCGCCGTTTCTCCCAAGTCCACGCCTTCGAAATCATCTTTTACAGATTTTGCCCTCTGCTTTAGTATGTATCTTTTTACCTTGGTGTCCTTGGTTGCCAATTCCTCCATTTTCAAGAAAGAAGGGCGGCGATTTATCGGGGTGTCCTCTTTTACCCCTGTGTCCTCTGCCCCAAATTTATGGATTCTTACCAAGTCGAAAGCGTTGCAACCGTGTTGACCGTTCAATCTTGCCGGGTCTGTGGCGTGATTGCTGAATGCGTACCCATCTTTATATACGACTAAACCGCCGTATGTGCTTCCGTTCTTATACGTGTATCTATCCCCCTGTTTTGTCGGGGCGTATATATCTGAAAGAAACTTCTCGATAGCTTCTTCTACAGTGTAGGCATTACAGAAAGCCCCAACGATTCCGGCTTTGCTTGTTGGGTCTGGTGCCTTACGTTTGTTGTTTAGAATCGCTTCGGGTGTCTCGCTCTTGTGCATCGGCCATGAAGAAACGTCCTTCCAATCTTTATACTTATTAAGAATATCTTTTGGCTTCAAGATTTCACCGTCTTGCCAATCAAAGAAAAAGTCAACGTCCTTTGGGGTGCTTGGCCAAAACATGAGCCTTGAAGCCTGAAACGTTGTCGGATCGAAATATTCCATACCGATTTTGTCGGCGATATATCTTGCTACGGCTTCGTATTGTTCCACGTTGGCACTATCCGCCAACGGTATAATAATTCTTAGTCTTGGGGCTTCTTCTGTGTGCTTGTGCGTGGAATATATACAAGCGGCAAATTTGAATATCTTCTTGAAGCCTTCCCAGATATTAGAATCTTTCTTCACGTTGTCAGCATCGAGCGTAACAACGGTACGCCCGATTAAGCCTTCTTTTTTTCTTCGTCCATTGGCTGCAAAATAACCGCCAACAAAACCGCCAACGTCTTTAATTTTGCTTTGTTTAGCCTTATCCATTTGCAAATACTGCACCAAAGTTTCTTTTGTTTTGGTGGTATCCGCACAACGATTTAACAAGCTGCTCCAAGTGGTCTTTTTATTTTCCCAATTGGTCGCTTTACTGCTGGCTCCAACAAAAATTGTAAGGTCGGCATCATATGAAGGGTTGAATTTTCTTGTTTCCATTCTCACAATAAATTAAAAGGGGCGTTTCATAATTGCGCCCCCCTCTTGATTATACGTTCAATTTCATCTTTGCCACGTCTCTGTAATAATCGGCTTCGGAAAAAGTCATTTTTCCGTTTGCCAATCGGCGGAAACCGGGTCTTGGCGTTGTTGTATATACCTGTACTCGGTTCATGTAGGTTTTGATATTCTCAATACCTGAAAAGGTGGAGTTGCTCCCCTCTGCGCTTTTTTTCTTCTCCGCAATTGCTTCCGGGCTTAGTTCGTCAACTTCCAACGTGTACAAACGAGGATAATATTTCTTTATCAACTCCGGTGAAACAATTGGCGGTTTTATTATACCGTGTTCGAATATTATAACGTCTGTTGGGAATTTAACCTTTCCCAATTCTTTAGTTATAGTATTGCCAAACTCTTGCACATCTTGTGGGCAAACATACGCATAAATTCCAAGGTTCGGATTTTCGTCAATCTCTTTTTGGGAAACGTGATTCTCGGCATATCTCATCATCAACGCCTCCTTAAAAGTCATTGCTCCAGATAGAACCATATACCAACTTAGGCGGTTAATACTTGTTTCCATTAACTCGTACATGCCTTTGTGGGCTTTCGCTAACGTCTTGTTTATAGAATCAACCTTTTTAAGGTCGTCAATCTCTTTTTGCTTGTAGTATATAAACATATTATGTCCTTCCCTTACTTTAGTTTAATACTCCCTTGAAAACTTCGGCGGCTGCCTTGCGGCTCTCCTGTATATACTGCGCTTGTGCTTCCGTTCTCTTTACTGATACTGCGCCCTGTAGCGTTGCATTAGGTTTGTACCCTCTCTTTTCGAGGTCTCGACAACTAACTTCGGTTTGCATATATGCCGGGCGGCTTACTAACGAAACATCTTCCATATAACGAATATTTGTCACGTGTCGGGTTGGCGTTCCGTCTGGCTTCTTACCCCAAACAACTGAATCTTCATCAGCCAAATATGCAAATGAGCTGCCGAAAATGTCGCCACGTCTTACGAGTTCAAGGGCTGTATCTCCGTCCGTGGTGTTCGGGGCTTCAAATCTGTATTTCAGTCCGTGCGCATCAATTGATAATTCAAGTGTGCCCTCACCATTGCGCCAACGTGCAAGTAAGCGTTCCGGGTTATGCTCCAGAAGGCAACGAATATCAAAAGACTTTAGCTTTGCTTCATCAAGTGCCGCTCTGTCGATTGTTTCAACAAAATAACCGTAACCGTCACAAAGAATTTGTGATTCTGCCCCAAAAACAATTGCATAGCCTTCAATAACTCGGCTTTCTTTGCCCTGTGCATCTCTTACGAGAATTGGGCGGGATTGTATTCCCTGGGTGGTTCTCAATTCAATTTTTTCCATATTTATCTATTATTTAAATGTTCTTTCCGTACTGTATCTATTGGAATTTTTCAATTAACTTTAGGGTTTTAATCGTCTCCCTTGCAAGTTTGTTGAAATTTTCCCCTATACCTATAAGTTGGGGATAATGAACGTTTGCAAAACCTTGCATCTTTTTATATGCTTGGTTGTAGGTGCTTTCGTCACATTTTACCCATGTCTTTACGTTCGTGTTACATGCTTTACAAAATTTGTAGCCGCTGTGCTCCGCATACTTTTTTAGGAACATCAAGTATATATTTAGCATAGGCAATTTATCGGGCTCTAATTGTTTTCCTTTTGTGTCGATCGTCTTTTCTTCTGCGCTTAGTCCGCAAATCATTGCTTTGAAAAGAATATCGCCGTTCTCCTGTGGTTTAAACACTTCATAGCTGCATGCCTTGTTATAAAGGTCTGCAAACATTTTCAAATGATTGCCGCTTTTCTGTGTTGCATTTTGAATAATGCTTTTTCGGGTGTCATGTTCCATTGTCTTGTATCTTTGAAGGAGTGCCACATTTTAGCGAATTAATATTTGGTTGGCTGCTTTCTGCATCATTGCCGCCGTTGTCGGTTTGGCTTCTGACTTATTAGAAAGTAACCATTCATCAAGGGCCAAACGGTCAAAATACAAAAACTTTGACGGCTTGCCGTTGACCTCTGGGCGGCTAAAAGGAACTGCGCCTTTGCTAGTCATTTGGTAAAGTTTGTATTTGCTTACCCCAATATACTGCGCCGCTTCGTCCGTGTTCAAAACTCGCTTCTGTTGAATTAGAATCTTTGCTTCCAACTCCTGAAACTTAGCTTCTAAATATTGCTTTATTTCTTCGTTCATATTGCTTTGTTTGTTGGTTTGTACTGCAAAGATACGGCAATAAAAAAAGGTCTGAACCGAAATTCAAACCTTTACCGTAAAGTGTAAACAAAGGTATAAACCAAATTGTTAACAACTGCGCTTTGTTTACACTTCCTTATATATGATTTTCAATAAATCGTTAACTAAATTATCTATATTTCCGTCATTTGAATCAAATTGCCCTTTTGCTTTACTGCAAATTGTTCTTAAAGAATTTTCCCCAAACTTTTTGGATTCTTCACTCTTTTTATAAACAAACCATTTTTGGGTTATGCTCCAAAATTTGTTTTTGCGCATATCTGCTTTTACCTTAGATTGCAATTTATCTATAAACAAGACAAATTTCTTAGTGTCCCCAACTATCAAGCAGTCACTACTACCAAATTCGCTAACATCTTCTTTGCCGGCACCAATCAAAAAAGACTTAAAAAGGGCTTGCATCTTTCTTACCGAATCGTTCTTCCCTTGGCACAATATACCATTTTGCGTTAGTTGTGTTATATAGTCCTTGAAATCTATAAAACGAATATCGGCTTTAATCTCGGTTTGTCTTAAAAGCGATTCTCTTCCTTCCTCCCGTGGTGGCAAATTCAAACAAACAATTTCGGGCTCTTTGTGCCCCTCGTCCATAACTGCCCCTTCTTCTTGGTGGAATGTATCGCCGTGGATAACTGCGCTTTGTTCGGTCGGAAGTGCAAACATTGGCGTTTGTTGCAACTTCTCCAAATATTCGATTTCTCCTTCAACGGCATTCAGGCAACGGCACATATAACAACGCCCGGGGGCTTTTACGCCCTCGGTTGCTGTTAGATATTCTTCGGCTTGCTCTCTTATGGTGCGTGCATCTTGAAGGCTGTTGAAAAGAATCTTCTTTCCGTCCTTACCTGTTCGCTCGGCGGCTTTCAAGTCCTCAAAGAAGGGGAGTTCTTCTACTGCTTCGCCTGTCTCTGCCGAATAATCAGGAACGCCGTAAATATCGAACCATTCTTCCCCCTTCTGGGCGAGTGCCTTTTCTCGCTTAGTGTCGCCCTTGCTGTGGGCTTCTGCGATTGGTCGCACATACTGCCCAAACTTCAATATATCTTTCATTGTACTTGCCCATTATAAATACATCGTTTTCCAACATTTAATTATCTCTGCTCCTGTTACTAGCTTCTGTTTTGAAACCTTGCGAACACGGAATTTAATATCGCCGTTCGCCGCATATCGTGCGAGTGTATGGCGGTCTATCTCTAATGCTTTTGCCGCTTGGCTCATATTATAAAGCCCTGTTGGCGTAACTTGTGGTTCTGTTATTATCATATCAATCAAACTTAAATACTTTGCTTTGAAGGTCGATCGCCTTCTTTTTACTCTCGTTTATCACTTCGGCGTAAATCTGGGTTGTGGTAATATTAGAGTGCCCCAACAACTTTGAAACGGTCTCTATAGGCACGCCCAAAGATAGGTTGACCGTTGCCGCCGTATGTCTTGAAACATGAAATCTAACCTTCTTGTGTACTCCGGCATCGTCTGCCCATTTCTGCAATCTCTCGCCCATTCTTGACTCATAAAAAGAAGGAAAGATTAATTCATTGTCTGCCGCTCCGTTTCGTTCTGGCATTACGTGGAGTGCCAAAGAAGGCAAAGGAAAAGTTTCTTCCTGTTGGGTCTTGTGTACTTTCAACTTCATCACTTTTCCGAAATACTCATCATCGAATATTTGCCCCCATGTTAGGGTTGAAATGTCGCTTGCTCTCAATCCTGTAGAGCAACCAAAAAGGAAGGCTCTTTTCAACATATCAAAATAACACGGTGTCTTTATAAGTTGCTGTACTTCTTCCACGGTCAAATAATTGACGTTTGCTTTGTGCTTTTTGGGTTTCTCATTTTTGGCAATTAAACTGCACGGATTTGCATCTATGATTCCAGCCTGTACCGCTTTGTTCAAAATACCACTTAGGGCGTTATAAATATTTCGCTGTGTCCCAATACTAATATTTTGGGGCTCTAAACTTTTAACGCTCTTCTTGTAGGCGGAAGTCTTCAGGTAATCAATAAAACGCAAAATAGTGTCTCTGTCCAATTGTGCGAATGTTATCTTTGTCCCCGCTGCAAAATCTTTGAAATGGTTGTATAAAGCTGGAAGGGCTGTTAAACGCACATGTCGCTCTTTGCCTTCTTTTATTGCTTCGTCCTTGTAGTACTCTATATACGCCAATACTTCCATTTTTCGGCGTTCCGCCGATTGGTTAAAACCTAGTTCGCCGTTTTGCTTGTCAATGATTCTTTGAGCCTTGACGGCTTTTGCCTGTTCCCACGTCTTGTTATTTCGGTTCTTGTTAATGGTGTCGTTACGTCCATTTTCAGGCACTAAATACAAGGGGTGGTTATCTATGTTGACGGTTTCGCATTTGTGCTTGCCTTCTCCGATATACATATCAAGGTATATCACAAAACAACCGTTTGCACGCTCTCGGGTTCTTAGCTTGATTGAGCCCTTTTCTTTATCCACGAAACGGCGTTCAAAGTCTTGTATCTTACCCTTTGAAGGGTCATTTTTTCTTGCTCCCATATCGAAAATATTTAATTCTCTGTAGTTCGTTCCACCTTTCGCCGTCTGGATCGCCGGGGGCGTTTGGTGGAACGAAATATTCTATCTTATCAAATATTGCCTTGCTTTTTGTCTGTGCTTTGCTGTTGTGTGACTGCTGCAATACCTGATTCTATTTTGTCGCCTTGGGCTTTGCAGCCTGAAACTATCTCCAAAAGGGCGTTAATTTGTTTGTCCTTCTCTTGCATTTGTGACAAATAGAAATCACGTTCCTTTTTGGTAATTTCAAGTTCACGGTGTAAAGCATTGATGTAACTTGCCAAAGAGGATATAATATTCCCTTGGGCTTTGTTGGTTTGCTTATAAGCGGCTTTTTTCTTGCCGTTGACGAATTGTTCACGGTGGCTTTGTCCGTGTCTCTTAGCCGAAATAAATTTGTTGTTCATGTCCCAATAAATTAAAAGTTTGCGAATTTCTTGTTTGTGACGTTATTACTTTCTTGCCAATATCATAATTAGGCTTTTGCCTTTGGCGGCTTTTGTAGCCACGGAAAAGGCTCTCCACGGCGGCGATTATAAGTGTACGTCTCGCCGTACTCATTTTCGATTGTGATAACTCCGCCGAAAATCGTTGAATACGATTTCCCTACGATACGCACCAATTCCCAATTAGTGCTTAATGGTCTTTGGGCTAAAACCTTTTGCCCGATTCTTGCTTCGCTGTACTTCAT